GTTAGTGTAGCACGATCACTTCGTGCCATTCTTTGTGCATTTTTACTGTCATACAAATTACCAATGACAGCGTTATCACTATCTTTCTTTGAATCAATTACTATGAGGTCTTGTGTGAGTTTTTGTGCCAATTGAGTATGTATGCCTATCTCATCGTCCTCTTGTGTCTCGGCTACGGCAAGGCAGTTTTCCAGTATAGCCTCAGTTGCCTTTACACCGCCTGGTAAAAAGTCAGTTGCCGCTGATGCTTTAGTCGGGTCTGACTTATAATAGAACTGTATTCGATATGTGCTGTCTGGCTTGGGATAGAACATTATCTCATCAAACTCGCCTATCTCTGGGTCGTATTCCGATGTGGTTATGGCATAATAGTATGGAGCGTAATCGACATCGCCAGCGGCCATTAGGTTCATTATATTATCAGGTGTAGTTTTGGCCATTTGCTTGAAGCCTTCATCTTCCTCATACGTTGGGTCTGTGATTATGGATGAGAAATCCTCCGGCAGTTGGTATCTCCATTTGCCATCTAACAAATTCATTGTGTGTAAAGGACGCAGAAAACTCCATTCCCAATAGTCACCTGTACGGATGTCAATCGGATATAGGAATTGTCTCAATCCACGTTGAACAATGTCTTTGCAAGTTGTCAAATCTGTCCCTGTAGGTGCTGTTCCAGTATCGGTCAGGCCGAGAAAATTGGATACGCGAGTATACAAGTCACTATATGTTAATCTTAGATTAGCCATTATGTTCCCCAAACAATATAGGTATAACTTGGTGTCTCGTCATCTTCAGTACTATTTATATACACTGTTCCGCCTGGATTTACTATTAGTATTGGTAATTCACCTGCTTCTGCTGTTTGTTCCGTACTAAAAGCGGTCACATAAGACGTGTCAACGTCTAAATCATAATCATTAGCCCATATTAATATACCCTGTACTGTAGTTACACCGCCTGTATCCAATTCTTCTGGTGTATCCGCTACGGCCAATGTCCTTGTCGCCAATCCTGTAGTTGATGTAGGTGCGGTTCCATCAGTACCTCTTTGTGGAACAGATAGGTCTTTGTCCAATCCTAAAAGTTGTAACAATAAATTAATGTTTACTTCAGCGGCCATCAAAACCTCACTTTCAAAAATGACAGAGAGCAGGGATTACTAATAAAGGCTTTCCATCCTTTCATTATTCCTATTACCGGAGGGTTTACGGTTACTCTCTATCATGTTAACTTTTCAAATGGTTAATATGTGTTAACTTGATACAAATAGGTTAACACATGTTAACTTGTGTCAAAAACAGTAACAAGGCTAAGTCCTTTTAGCCTCGTTACTTAAGGAGACAAGAAGCCTATTTGTCTCGCCTCTTAAACCTTTAACAACTCATAGATTTGACCGACAATTATTGGTGAAAATGATTCACCAACTCTATCCTTAATAAGCTTAATCTCATCTTCGTTCAAATCTACTTCATCAGCATTGAAAACTTTTTTGGCCAATTCGTACTTTTTAACCTTATCAATTCCAGATTCTTTCTGGACAGGGCTTAATAGGCCGTTTACAATAGCCAATTTTACTGTAGCATCTATAGCATTTCCCTGTCCGTCATTGTCCTTCATTGTTTGTCCATCTAATGTTTTCAATACTTGATTGACATTTACTAACATTCTTGTTCTCCTTTAATAAACAAGTTAATAATCTTAATCATCGGTCTCAGCGGCGGCAGTACCAACCAGTATATAATAAGTAGTAGCATCAATTAACACCGGAATTTTACGAATATCGCCATCACCATCAAATCCGATCACATGCGCACCAGTACCAGCTTGGTCACTATCACCTAAATCACCTGCACCAAATCTAAGCAAACCGTCCCAATTATAGGAAGGATGATTATTAAAGTGCATTACATACGCATTAGCTGGGCCAGCTGTTGTTTCATCGCAATAATAACCAACATAAATAGCTGCAATTGATCCGCCGCTAAGAGTGGGCTGTGTAGTTGTAGTTTCAGTCTCTACAGTAAGATATAATGGAGATGATGCCCATTCACCAGCATCTACTAATTTACCATCATCTTTAATATGCAGATTTGCACATAAAGTATGAACAGTAGAAGTCATTTGGGCATTGATGTAAGTCCTAAACTTCCACATACCATAATTAGAACCACCACCATTAAGCTGACCAACAGCATATAAACCTCTGCTTGATGTAGAACTGCCAAGAAAATTAAGATTTATATAATTAACAAGGCTGGCTGTAGTAGTGTCTGCATCATCAATACTCAGGGCCGTTCCGCCTGAATCTTGGAAAATAAATCTACTTGGATTAAGTTCAGCAAGAACCAGCCCAGCAGTACCTCTATCAACAGTCTCTCTTGCAATAGCAACCGCACGACTATCGGTTGCCAGTGGCACACCAAGTTCTTGGCTTCCAGTAGTAATGGCAAGAATAGTCTGGTCAATCAAACAATTACTATCTGTTCTAACCGGGACTACAGCGCCATTAGGAATATAAATGTCAATAGCTCTTGGGCCTGTCTGACCAACGTGGTCACCACCAGCTACAACACCGGCAAACATACTTACATTATCAGCATTAGGATTCTCTACCCTGATAAATTTACCCTCATTCTGGTATCCATCGGCTGTAGTGGTCGATTCAAGGGAAGCGGTACTGGCTGTAGTTGTGAAATCAATTTTAGAGCCATCAACACCCATCCAGTTTGTAGTAGAGTTATCATAACATACGGGCATACCTTCGTAGATAGTGCTTGTTCCAAAATAATAAACACTTATCCTTCTTGCTTTCGGGTCTAAACCCCATGTAGGAGTACTCATTTTATTACCCTTTCTTTATTAAAATCCTCTAATTACGCAGCCGGTCTATCAGTAATGAGAAAACCTGCCTTAGAGGGGACATCGCACCATGTCTGACCACCAAAATCGATAAACTTTTGGCCCACGAGATGTCGGTTAGAGTTATCATTATTAGTTAAAGTCATGTTCCAACCCTTTAAGTAAGTCGGATACAACACATTCATATTGATACCGAAAATCGGGTCACCATAAATGGCATCCCTTTGGGTATCAAGAATGTCAACCCATACTAAGCGAATAGAACCTGGAAGCGGAATCATGCTCAATGGATAATAACCATTTGCAAACATGTTCGGGCCAACGTTACTATTCAACTTCTGATACAGGGCGTTCAGGGTCAACATGACATTTTTGGAAGTAAAGCACGCATAGCGATTGACACGGGCCAGAACCGGATCGGGAACATCACGCGGAGGCTTGAAGTTCAGCCTCATCATGGCTTCATTACACAACCGCATCAAACTCTCATCCAAATTGCCCTGATGGTCGGCAAAATAGTTTGCCATCTCAGGATTAAGAGTAGAAGTACTGTTCAAACCACCCTTTGAGAAAGCTGTTCCGGCAGCACCACCAGCAACGGCAGCGTCATTATAACGCGCCTTGTAGCCGGTGTAGCCACCAGTCGAACTAACTGTACCCATTGCCAACCAACAAGGAATAGAATACATTGCATCCACATCGGCGGCACTTGTCGGGCCTGTCCAGTATGCAAGCCGCAAAGCATCAATCAATTCTGCTTTGGCCTTACGATATTGCAACTTGACAACATCGAAAATCTTTTCCGGTCCACTATTGGCCGATACTTCCATTTTGTTAAACGCCATTGCTCCATTATAATGCTTATATGGAGTAACGCCGTACTCTTTGGTAATGTTTTTGACAACAATACTATCTTCAGCCCAGGGATTCTTAGCTCCGGCATTACCAACCGTGCCTGTAGTGATAAATCCCTTAAGCTCATCGCCTGTCACCTGCATAATCTGAGGGTGCATCCAGATGTTCAAGTCCTCATACGTCTCGTATGCGTAAGTGAGAGGCGGCTCTTTAATCATAAACCGTTCTAATGTACCGTGTAGTACATCAAGATTGGCTTCAAAAGCTGGCTCTCCTGCCATTTTAATCACCTAACCTTTCGTTTCACCTGCCATTGGTCATCTACAATCCATTACGCTTTAGACCTACTCGATACCAGCGGCTCTCTGCATTTGTCTTATATCATCAATGATTTCATCGCGGGCGTCAGCGTATTTTTTCTTTGTTTCCCTTCCTGTACGCGCACCTGAGAGCTTTGTTTCGTGGCTCTTTAAGTCCCGAACCTGCTTCCGTTCAAGTTCTTTTTCGAGGTGCAGACCTTTATAAGTGGCAAGAGCATTAGCCATAGCATTATCTATGTCTGCCCCATGAAGCATAAAAGCATCTGCATACCTTAGAACTTCCAATCGTGCCTTCATAGCCGGACTCGTTGGAATCAACTGACCGGCCAAACGGCCAGAAGGAAATCTTGGAAGCTCGTCTGTTTTCCCAAACACGGGAAATTCTTTAGAAGCCTCATCAAATATTTTGGAAGCTGTTTCGACCGCTTGTTTTGACGATTGCTCCTCTTGATGGGCTTTGAATTTATTAATTTCTTCTAATGTTGTACTAAATTTCTCCTCCAATTGTTTCGATATTTTTTCGGTTATACTTTTAACGAGTTCTGGATCAATGTCTTTGTTGTCTTTATCAGAGTTATTTTCCGGCTCTGGTTCTGGTTCTGGCTCAGGCTCTTTCAAAGACGCCTGAAGTGATGGAATCATTT